CCTTCTGTATGTGTTTGTGTATTTTTATCCCAACCTGCTTGAATTTGGGTTCTATCGCCAGTCTGGCCGGTGAGTATATTTCTCATCCGTTGTACATCACGAGGTACAAACTCCTTTTTGAGGGTGTTTTCTTGCATAACAATTGTTTATTTCTTTATCACTCTAAATGTATCGCCAGTAGTCATTAAACTATAATCTGACGGTAAATTTTTCTTTAAGTAAGCTGCATATATTCTACCTCTTCTACTATCATCATCTCCTCCAGTCTTTATTGGTCTAAAATACATTCCTTCTGGATGCACTCTTTGAATGAAATCTTTTGTAATTTCTACAACGGTAGATAATACTCTTAACATTACTCCTTCGTTAGTATCTAAACTAGAATGCTCAACGGTATTAAAAGATAGCTCATACATACCGTCTTCTAGGTTAGCTATACCTACAGCGTACTTGTGTTTGTCAGTATTAAAAAGATAGAAGTAATTACCGTCTGCGTCTTCTTCATCGAAACGCCAATCAAAAGGTTTTGTTCCTTCTCCAATTTCAGTCAAAGTATAATCTTGATCTGTTACTTTAATATCTTCAGGAGCAACTATAATTGCTTTAGTATTTTTAATGTCTAAAGCTTTCATAGCAAAGTACCTATGATGACCATCTAGTATTTGGTACCTATCTCCTAGCTTTCGAACTACTATAGGAGACAGCGTTTCACCGTCCTTCAAAGCTTTCATAAGACTTTTTAAAGTCTTTCTAGATTCAGGGCTTTTCATTTTAGCAGCTGGTTCATTTAAAATCAAACTGTCTAAGGGTAAGATAGTAGTAGGCGCTGTTTCTAATTCTCCTTCCGGATCGTCGATATCTACTCCTTGCTGTTTAGGGTAGACTGTAATTTTTAATTCGTTTAGTTGATTATCTAAATCGTAAATAGCTACATTCTTTTTACCGTACTCTCTCATAATAATACCCGCCATTGCATTAGCATCATTCTCTATCTCTGTACCAGTATTACCTGCTTCATCATAGATCATATCTAATTCATTTTGTCTGTGATGACATAATTCATGAGCAAGACTGCGGCAAATATCTGCTAAATTTCTACCGGTTACAAATACTTTTACAGCATTAGTCTGAGGATTATATTCGCCATAAGATCTATTCTGTTCAACAAAAGCTTTATCTTTAATCAAAGAAATTTTAGGAAGAGTTTGAATGTTCAACTCCTTTTTACAAAAAGTAAGAAAATCTTTTAATATACTAGGCTTGTTTTGGGGCATTTCCTTTTACTTTAGTAGCTAACATTTTAAATATTTTTGGTGCGGCTCCCTTATTGAAAGCAGCTTCGGGTATAGCCTCTACAAAAGCTTCGTAGTCTCCATCTGCTAAAATATTTCTAACATGAGGAGCGGTAATTATACCTGCTTTTTCGTGTACTGGTATTGTTTTAACTCTATCACCAAACTGTTCTTGTAGAGATTTACCATATGCTAGGTCGTCTATTTCGTCATCTCCTACTGCTACATAAACAGGATCCACGGTTGGATTTTTCTTTAAGTAATCTATAATAGTTATTATTGGAGATTCAGCAGTAGATATTCTAACTGATAGTTTAGGATTAGGCTCGGCTTGTAAATAAGTATTCCAAATTATAAGAGAATCTTCAGGTGTAATACCGTCGATTGTTTTCTTACTTATAATAATATATACCATTTTTACATAGTCTCTACTAGCCAATTCTGTAGCGGCTTGGTAATGTCCTTTGTGCGGTGGTTTGAATTTACCTGGATAAAAGCAGGGACCTGGTTCATTTATAATGGCTTCGGCAATTCTCTGACCGATTAATATAGGGTTGATCATACAGTTATAAATATCTACCCGAGAAGTAACTTAGGCTTTGCAGCTTCAACTTCTTTTACAAGTTCTTTCATATACTTTAAAGCCTCTTCTACTCTCTCTGTGACTGCTACGGATTCTTCTTTTGTTAAATGTAGTCTATAGATAAACATTCTATAGTCTTCTTGAACTCTAGGGTCGTAACTAATGAAATCACACCATTCTACTTCAGCGCAAATCATATTAGAGATACATTGATAATAATAAGCCGGTGCTACTTTTTTAAACTTCTCTGGAGAGTTAATCATTCCATGTTTAAAGTGATTAGCAGATTTAAAAGGGCATTTAACTTCAATAATACCTTCAGGCAGTAAAAGTCCATCAGGAGATCCTCCGTAATAATTTCCTACCGGAATAAAAGAAGCTTTCTCTACCTTTGATTTTGTTAATTTTTCGTAATGTTCAATAGCTACAGGCTCTAAATCAGTTCCCCAGTTTAAAGCAGCTCCCATGGCCGGCTCTGTAACTCCTCCATATAACTCACAAACCTTTTCAAGTAGATAAGTCTTAGCAGTTTCGCTAAAATTATCCTTTCCCATTATTTTATAGATTTCTGAACTTGTAATTCTACCTTTTCTCATCTCAAACCATTCTTCCGAACGTTGTTCTATGATCATAAATTCATTTTTTTTAATAACAACTCACTGAATGTAAGTTGCTTTGCTGTATGCAAATATTTTGTCATGTTTTCAAAACCTATTTCGGAGGGATCCTTCCCGTTTAGTTCAATTAAGTAAACATCCTTACCGAGATTAATCAATTGCTGTGCATATTTGATAGAAGACTTAAAAGCATCGTTATCTAAAGCTAGGTAAACAGTTTTAACTTCACTATGTACAAGCTTCATCATTAGAGCCTCAGGAATAGTCTTACCGAATAGCGGTATTGCATTTCGTCTTAAGGCAATTGCATCAAATATACCCTCACAAAGTACTACAGGCACTTTCCAATTAATAAAATACTCAAGACCTATTAATTGATTCTTATTACAACTCGGTGCATTATACTTTCTACCTGGATCTCTTTCGAAAGAACGAGAAATAAAGTAGTTTAACCTACCTCTTGCATCGTAAGATGGAATTATAATTGAGTTTTTATACTTTCCTGTCTCGCAATAACCAATATTGTACTTTATAATATCATTTGCAGTTATACCTCTACTCTTTAAGTAAGCAAAAGCTTGTCTAAACCCGAGCCCTAACATCCCTTTATTAAGAGTCTTGAACTCTTTCGGTAACTCTACTACTTCGTACTGCTTATCATCCACTTCCCCCCTACCGTTTGGGAAGTAACCTCGCATTTCAGCAATTTGTGCCGATGTAGCTTGCACTTTCTTTAATAAGGATGTCAAATTTCTACCTTTAGTAGCAGGTTCGCAGGTCCAACAGTGATAAAACCCCGTCTTAGGGTCTATCTCAAGCTTAGGCTTATGATGCTTACAGAAAGGACAATGAAATGCATGATTTCCTTTGGTGGAAGGCTTAGATTTACCTAAAACACTATGTAAAAGTCCTAAGACTAGGCGTGATTGCTCCATTAATAAACACTCTTTAATGGATAATATAAGAAATTATTCTGATTCTACCAAATCTTTCCTAAAGAATTTAGCAAGGACGTTATCGTTGTAGGATTTATCAGTAAGAAGCACGTTATTTACACATTGATAGTGAACTTCCCAGTATGTTAATTGCTTTTTATTATAGCAGAATCTAAGTATTTCTTTATTAAATATAGAAGTACCTTCTTCTTTGATTTCCTGTAAGATTCCCTTGTTAGACCCCCAGTAGTCCAGCCAATTAGACTCTTTTATGACACGTTTTGACGTAGGTTTCCTACCTGGACCGCTTAATTCTGATAATTCTTTCTTGGTAAGCTTCTTTTTAGTGTTAGAAAACAAAGATTTTTTACCGATATAGAACTTTCCAGTCTTAATATTTGTGATTCTATACACAAATCCTACACACTTTTCAGGGAATTTATCTACGGAATCGTACTTTTTTACCGATCCGTCTTTGTGCATAAACCAATTATTTTCCATAAACTTTAATGTTTTTAACTATCCCACCTTACAATAAACGTCATATCTGTATTAGAAGGAATAGGATAAGGAGTACCTAGCTTGCCAACCACAAGTAATTGACCTGCGTCATTGAATAAGCCGATAGTAGTTGCATAAGGATGGAATGAAGATCCGGTTACATTATCTGCTAAAGTACCATCTACGAGCTCTCCCCACTGTGATATACCGCCTTTTGGTGTATAGAAGGGAACTGATCCTGAACCGGTTATAGAGGTTCCGTACTTGAAAACACTTGGATTTTGCGAGTAATTGAAGTCATTCTCAGAAACTCTACACTTTACCTCATTTACATAAATTGTAGTTTCTGCAGTGAGATTCAGCGTATAAGGTACGGAAGCGGTTGCTGGTAGTATTGGCATGTTAATAAATATTAGTTCTCACGCCTTTCTTCTGGCTTATAATGTGCTATTCTATTATGATGAATTGGAGAGGCAAGCAATACAGCTGGTTTTAAGTTACCTTTTCTGGTCTCTTGAAACATATAGCTCATCCAAGTTTGTTCATAAGGACGAGCCCAGGTAGTATCCAAAAACATCTTTTTATTACCTTCTTTACCTACAATCATAGGCCAATTACAGTAGTAGATATCTCCAGTCAAGTAACTTAGTTCATCTACAACTTCAATATTTTTAAGCTCAGTTCGCGGAGCATTCGGATCTAATCCTATTTCAGGAAGTTTATCATAGTCAGGCCAATCTCTACTTCTAATTTCTTGCGGCACATTATACCAAGAAACTTGAATATTATTATCCATATAAACTTCCGTATATGATAGTTTTAAAAAGTCTATATGTGATCCGTGTATGATTTTAAGAGCTTTACTGTATAGATCCGGTACGTATTTTCTAAATCCATTTCTACAGAAACCTTTCTCTTCTGAGGAATATATTCCCATGTCGTCTTCTAAGAATAGATAATAATCACTGTCTGATTCTTGAAAGTGTTGAGCTGCTCTAAATCTACCTCCGTTTATTCCGGTATTTTCATTTGTGATAATATGCTCGAAATTATATTTTTCACATATTTCTCTGTTTGCTATTCTTGCTTCTTCGTTTGTAGAATTATCTATTAAAATATTTCTAGTATTAGTAATCCACTTCTCGTGTTTTAACCAAGTCTGAATAGTGTGCTCAACTTGGTGAGGAAAGTTAAAGGTTAGCATATAAACAGACATTTTAAGTCTAGTAGGGTCAACATGTCTGTTAACTATATTAACTTTCTGTTCTGGAACTACTTCAAGTACAACTTTATCCTCTAATAAATCTTGAACAAATTTCACCACAAGACCGTTATAATCTAAAGAATATCTTTTATACTTATAAGGAAATAAGTAAGCCATTATAGTGAAAATACTTTCCTCAGTTCCCATTAGCCCTTTACCTAGAGTGGATTGAACTAGAGCATAATACTCGCCATTTGCTTCTCTAATTGCTGCTTTTGTTCCTCCAAATAATCCCCCTCTACAGACATATTTAACCGGTTCGCCGCAAAGCTCTTTCATAGCATCATGTTTGAAGCCATGTACTTCGTCGTTAGTGTCATAAGGATATGAAAGGAATAAGAAAGGGTCTATAAAGTCATTAATTTTATTTAAGCAGTCGTTCTCAGTAAAGTATTTTTCGTATACTGTATTTGTAATTCCAGCATCTAACCAAATAAAATTCTCAGTATTAAACGGATTCCAAATACTTACATCATGTAGCATTGGAAGTTTAGACATCACAATAGGATTGTACCATTCTAGAGATGCTTGAGGACTGCTTTTTAGCCAACCCTCTTCCCCTGTTTGATTATACCATTCTGGATTTGTACGTATACGCTGTGTGGGGTTCCAGTGTGGACCGTAGAAGTTCTTTACGTCTTCTAATTCGAAAACTTTTACGCAAGTATTTTCACGGCTTCTTTTCTCCCAAACTAAATACTCGTATTTCTGTTCAATGAAGATGAATAGATTTTGAGGAATGTCTAAGAAGTTTCTAAAATGTTCAATATAGTGTTCAAATGGACGGCCATTCCTCCCTATATCCCATAAACCAGTAACAACTGTTAAATTATTCATATTATCTTAAATAGCCTTTTGAAACAAAGTACATAAAATTATCATTCTCTTGATTTGCTCTTCTAATATTACAGCCTTCTTGAGAATCGTGTTGAGTATGTTTTATTACTGGAAAGGTAGTTACACCTCCTCTATCGTTCCACTCTTCTATGGTTTGTGGAATTTCTTCTTTCTCATAGTATGTAACGTACTTGTCAATCTTCTGTTTCCCCATGTAGGCAGAAACTGCAATATCATCTGCCCAAGACTTATCGATAAAATCGGTAAAAAAATCATCTTCAAAATAACTTCTCTTATAGGATACAGTTTTATAATGCTGTAATACGTTTACTTTTACATTAAAGGGCACACTAACAACGTAGTGATTTCTGACATCGGTAAAGACATTGTCTAAAGATCCCATACCGTCGTATCCTATAGCGCAATTAGTAAATCTCTCTGTTTGATTTTTATACTGTTCTTCTATCATTTCTGGGTGATACACTAAATCATCATCAGCAGTAATAATAATGCAGTTAGGGTCGACTATCCTTCTTACGGTATCTACTATTTTAGTTATAGACCCATAATCTTCGCCTCTAAATACCTTTAGTTTATAATTATTTTCTACTAAAGTGTTTAACCATTCAGGAATTACATATTCTTCTCCTGTAGCATTTAATTTATAGGGAATATTAAAATGTAGTTCGTAATCTTCAAATGTCTGATCCAATAAAGAATTTAAACATGTCTGAATATTTTCTGGGTATTTGCTAATTAATCTAGATGGTATAGTTGTTAGGGTTACTACTACTTTCATTTATTGGTGTTTTAAAAAATTTAATTTATAATCTTCTCTGTGAGGACAGTTAGATATATCCAAACCTTCAATAGGGTAATCTTGAGTGTCTGGTTCAGACTGATCTACATACTTCCTGTTTATAAACGAAAGTTCAAGTACTTTAGGTATGCTGTATCCTTCAAGCTCCCATAAATCTCCCCAACTGTTTCCATGTACGTGAAATAAAATAAAATGAGGATCTAATAAATTAAGTATCTCTATAAACTTTCCTCTATTATATACGTTGTCTATGTAATGAACTTCTAGACTAAGAGCCATAACTTTATCGGCGAGTTTAGATATGTCTGTAGTTGTAAAGTACTCAAATTCATACCCCTCTACGTCTATCTTCAAGAATATGTCTCCTGAAATTCCTAGTTCTTCGTAGTGTCGGTACCACTCTTTAGAATTTTCAGAAGTTCCTAAATTTTGCGGTATAAATTCTATGTTATCTCTTTTCCATGCTTGATGTCCGATTGTATAATCGAACATATAAACTGGTTTTTGATATTCTTTTGCAAATTGCTCTTCATATCTTATTTCGTTGCCCACTCCATAAGTCATTAAAGCGCTACAGTTTTTTAAAATATCTTCTGTCATCACATACCCGCCATCTTCGTTAGGTCCTAATCTTACTTTCTTTTGAAAAATATTTTGAGGTTTTACTAACTTAAAAAACTCGTTATTCATAAGATTCTATTTTTGTATACACGTGAGTGTCAGTTATCTCAAATTCAGGAAATTTATCTAAATAATACTGGTGTAGCTGTTCTTTATTGTTTTTTATAAAATTAGATATAGTAGAAATATCAGAGTAATCAAAATTAAAATGACTCCATTGCGGTCTAGGCCCTAAGTAAATAGTATCTTCTACTCTAGTAATATGTTTACCTACTCTTTTACCGTTTATCATAAATAAACCATGACAATCTAAAAACGAGTAACCTAATTGGTATTCTAAAAATTGCATAATGTGAGCTATAACCCACTCTGTATGGAGTATAGCCCCGTTATTTCCACATAAGTGGTGTTGGTATAAAGGAACGGTGTATATTTTATCTAATGCAATATTCCATAAATCGTAAACAAGTTTCATGTTTTCTAAAGTATCAAAATTGAAACCTCTTACAAATCCGTCTGTATTTCTTATAAAAGGAGACTCTAATTTTATTTGCGGAAAATCAGGCTGTACCTCCTCTAACCAAAACTTAGACTTTAACTCTTTACTTTGTAAGTCTTCCCCGAACCATGGCGCATAACAAGTCTTTTCTGGTACTCTTTCAAAAAATTCTTCTATTAACTTAGGATCTTCGTTTAAAACAAAATCTGTATCTATAAAAGCGAAATTTAATATACCATTTTCTATTAAGTAAGGGAACGTAAACCTGTGAATATCGTAGCTAAAAAATTTTCCTGTAGAATGTCCATAAAACGATTTTATTTCTTTAAAAAATTCAGTTTCTGTTTTATAGGACGGAAAAGTTTCATGCTCTAAGCTTATAGGGTAGTCTTTTCTATAATCATCTATTATTAAAAAAGTAAAAAAATCATGGTGATCTTTATACATTTCATAACTCTCCCTTGTTGTTAAGCATATAATATAATCTTTAGCTTTCGGATAAGAATGTCTTATTAAATCTAATCGGTATTTTATATTAATACCTATTGTTTGCATTAAGAATTTTCCTTTTGTTTGCATATATTTTATTTATAATGTAATATTAATCTTTTTATTACCTCTTCCATACTGTACCTACTTTCGAATTTATAGTTTTTTAATTTAGTAATGTCTAGGTATGAATCTTTAACTTGAACTATTTCGTGAAAATAAGAAGGTTTTATAATATTAACCTTACTACTGGATTGTGCTACTTCTATTGCTTGTGTAATTATATCTTTTAGTACATAAGGTATACCATTTCCTATATTAATAATTTGATCGTATTCTGCGTTTCTTACTAAAGTATAAATTGCTTCACAAACATCGTCTACGTAAATGTAATCTCTAACTATATTCCCGCCATCATAAAGAAATATTTCTTCGTTTTGCGCTATACATTTAATCATGTACTGAAGTGCATTCTTTTTTCGAGATATCTTATTATCTCCTTCACCTAGTACATTAGCGAGTCTAAATATTCTATACTTCATACCAAATGTTTTACAGAAACTAATTAACATTTGTTCGGCAGATCGTTTAGTTATAGAATAAAATCCAGTAGGATTACAATCAGATAAATCTTCGTTAAAAGGAAGTACTTTGTTTTTTCCGTAAACAAACCAAGAACTTACAAAGTTTATTACGATCTCTTTATTATCTTTATCTATATTTTCTAACATGTTCATTAAAACTGTTAAATTAGTATCAATATCTACATGAAGATCTTTATGTATATTGTAATTATCAACTGTACTGATAAAGTATAGAATGTTATTTGATTTTGAAATATAATCTTCCTTTTCTACTATGGTAGTTTCATTTGGATACATTTCGCAGAATCTACTACCGATAAACCCTGTTCCTCCAAAAACTGATATACTAGAATTTACTTCCATTCTTAATTTATTTTATGTTCTACTCGTTCACACCAACCTCTTTCTTCACTATAACCCCAGTATACAACACGAGCTGGTTTTCTATCTACTAAAAACATTGCTTCGTAGTGTATGTTTTCTCCTTTTTCTATAAAATTCTCTAACTGAAATCCTTCTATAGATCTAGAATTTATAGATAAGCCTTGTTCATCATCGAAAGCTACTAGTATACTTCTATAATCATTACCAGGAAAATCTTGTTTAAAGATTGTAACCAAGTAATAAAAAGATTCCATAAACGTTCTCTCCCATAACTCATCATCGTTTATATAAGGATTAGGAGGATAGTTATGATCTAAGGTAAATTTTTGTACTGCTTTTTTCTTAAAATGAATACCTGCATACTTTTCATAATCTCTTAAAGTACGAGCAGTTCCTAAATCGTATCCTGTTAGATCAATAGTAGGATCTTCTTCGGTTCTAAGTAATACTCTAATTTTCTTTCTAGCATAGTCTTGCTTTCTGTTAAAGTCTATACCGTTTCTAGAATCATCATCCCATTTTAACATTCCCGCTCTTTCTTCTCTCATTGTAGAATGCCATATGACTAATTTATATGGGTGAAACATATCATAACCGTGAGTATAAGATCTAACAGTTAAGTTTAATTCCTCCCCACTAAAATAGATATCTGGATCGTGTTTAATTTCTCTTGCCCATTCAGATCTAGCAAAGCAAAAATGACCAGATAAAAATCTAGACATAGGAGGTTCGGTCATATCTTTCCAGCCGTGTAATAAATTTGGCTGTATAAAAATAGTACCGTGAGGGTAAAATGATGCAAAGGTTTGTTGCCAAGGTTCAGGTGTTCTTCCTTCTGGTTCTTTAAACGGATCATATAAAGGTAAGTAAGCAGCTAGGATGGGTTTATACCCTTTTAGCTCTAATCCATTATGCATCTCAAGTAAAGTTTCATCCCAGTCCTGAGCAAATCTATGATGTGAATCAAGCTGTAATATGTAGTCTTGATTGGTTAAGAGATTTTCATTTATCTGTGCTCTAGCCCAGGGGAGTCCTTGAGCTTCTAGGTAAGGTACATCCATAATGTGAAAACGCTTATCCTCTCTAAATTCATCTAGATTATCAAATCCATCTGTTTCACAGTACTGTCTACAAATACCAAAATGTACTCTCTTTGGGTATTTTGCCATAGCTAAAGCATCCTTAATTGTGGGTACTAGTTCTGGATCTCTATAAGCTGGTAAATGTATTAATATTGTTGGTTTTTTATTCATAACCGATATTGTTTTCTATTTTATCACACCATCCTTTTGATATACTATGTGGCCAAACCCTCCATTTAAAAGGTCTAGTTGCACTTTCATACTCTCTCCATATATGAATAAACTTATCATCCGGTATGGAGTTAAATAATGCTTTTATTTCGTTTGCATCTGCATCTTTTCTATATACATCTTCGTTTTTTTCATTTAACAAAGCTACCGCAAAATTATCATAATCATTTTCTGGAAGAGATCCCTTATAAACGTCTATACATACCTTATGTTTAGTAGCTAGTCCGGATTCATAATCGCCTTTTACAGGAGGGAGTATATAATCTATAGTCTCTTGATGTATTTGTCTTGTTTTAAATTTTAAACCTGCGTATTTTTCATACTGCTCTAAGGTCCTCTCTGTACCTAGTCCGTAGACACCTAATGCTCTTCTCTGACAGGAACTACACGGTACTTCGTCCATGTCAAATATTTTTCTAAAGCGAGCATAAGATGCTTTATCTCTATCTGCCCAATCTTGACTGTCGTCCCAATGTTTTGTTTTACCTTCTCGAGTGTATTCGTGCCAAATTATAGGCTTGTGAGGTGAGAATAAATCATACCCGTTTGTATAAGCTCTACCAGCTAATGAACTTTCCTCTCCATGGAAGTATAAGTGAGGATCGTAAGGTACTTCTGTAACAAATTGACCTATAGTAAAAATAAAATGCCCTGATAAGAAGCGTGTTGGAAAAGGTTCTTTTAAATTTTCCCACTTCTCTATGTGGTAGGGACGTAGAAAAGGAACTCCAGCTGGCATAAACCTATCAATGTTTAGACCCCATACTTCAATATTTCTTTTATCTGGATCGTTCTTAGGAAAATAACCGGGTAGGTAAGCAGATATAATAGGTTTTTTATGACCTCTTACTCTTAAATAATTAATATAGTCCTGTAAAGTAATATCCCAATCCTTACTAAATCTATGATGGGAATCTAATTGAAGGTAAAAATCTTCATTTGTATAGTACTGTTGAATTAAATTTCTCGCATGACAAACCCCCTGCGCTTCTTTATAAGGAATATTAATAATTTTAAAACGAGGATCATTTAGGTACTGGTCTAACTTATCCCATTTATCCTCTAAAGAATATTGCCAAGCAATACATATAGTTAAATCGTCGGGATTAGCTGCGTTTGATAGAAGGCTCTCTAGAGTTGGTAGTAATTCCGGGTCCCTATATGATGCTATCGAAACGAAAATCTTTACCATAACTTTATTATACGAATTTTATTTTATTATTCCAACTTTATTTTAAAATCTATGGACAACCTCCACAAGTACCTGCTGCGATATTAGATAATAAAGTTCCGGAAGGGCTTGTAGTGGTAAATCCAGATAATAAGCACTCTGAAATAACGTCTGTTGAAGTGTAAGTTTGATCTGTATAGTCGCCTTCAATATACCATGGGCTACTATTACAATCGTTAAATTGAGTGTACAGGGTAGGAGGTAGAGAGGAAGGTGATGGTGATGGATCAGGAGAAGGTGGTGGTGGTGTTTCTGAAGGTGTTACAGAAGGCGTTGGAGCAGGTGTAGCTGAAGGTGATTCTGAAGGTATGGTAGAACAATCTGTATAGCTTTGAACTACGCCGACTGTATTAATTAATACACCCCATGTAGTACCATCTTTACTCATATTATGCCAAGTATTCGTACCGTTATATGTATTAGTTAATGCACTATTGGTATAGAAAATAAAGCCTGCCATCATTCCTGAAGTACCTGGAGCGGCAAAAACTGTATTAGCGGGAGCACTACCCCTACAGGCATCTGTTGCACTACCGTAACCTCCGAAAATTGCATACTGAATAGGTGTTTGTGTAGGAGTTGGTGTCATAGTAGGTGTTGTAGTTGGAGCTGGTGTATTTGAAGGTATAGCGGTACAATTTGTTACAGTCTGAACTACACCTGATGTGCTTACAAGTACAGCCCAATACGTACCGCTCTTACCAAGCTTAAACCATCTACTACCAGGAATAGATGGTGCCCAAGCAGTAGTTAACGTTTGATTTGTATATAATTGAGCTCCAACAGTTGGTGTATTTCCGAATGCAGGACTTTCGTATAGTTTTTGACCTATTAGAGAATCACTTTGTCTACATGCAGTAGCTGCATCTGCATAATCAGTAGGTGCTGCTCCTGAAGATCCTGCAGTATAAGTATCAAACTGTATTCCTGGAGATGTTGGAGTTGGTGTCATAGTAGGTGTTCTAGTTGGAGCTGGTGTCTGGGTAGGTGTTGGCGTTTGTGTTCGTGTTGGTGTTATACTAGGAGTTTGTGACGGTAACCCAGCGCATAGATACACAGTTTGAAGTACCCCGCTTGAATTCGGAAGTACAGCATAAGTGTTAGCTCCATAAGAAAGTAAATACCATCCGCTGCTAGCTGGAGTCCATGTATTTGTTAATCCTGGATTTGTATACATTTGAGCGCTTACTGCTGGACTTACGCCGCCGCCAGCTCCTGGTGTTTGATATAAGAAATCTATACCGCTAACTGAACCTAAACAAGCAAAATATTCATTAGCATAATCACTTGAAGATCTAGAGAATATTGTAGCAGGAGTTGTAGGAGTAGGAGTTATTGTCGGAGTAACTGTTGGTGTTACACTGTTTGAAGTTGTTATACTAGGTGTAACTGTAGGTGTTATAGAAGGTGTTCTAGTTGGTGTTACACTATTTGAAACTGTTATACTAGGTGTAACTGTAGGTGTTATAGAAGGGGTTCTAGTCGGTGTTACACTATTCGAAATAGTACTACTCGGAGTTACTGTTGGTGTTACACTATTCGAAGTTGTTATACTTGGAGTAATACTCGGAGTTACTGTTGGTGTAACGCTATTTGAAGTTGTTATACTAGGTGTAACTGTTGGTGTTACACTATTCGAAGTTGTTATACTAGGTGTAACTGTAGGTGTAACTGTTGGTGTTACACTGTTTGAAGTTGTTATACTTGGAGTAACTGTCGGTGTTACACTGTTTGAAGTTGTTATACTTGGAGTAATACTCGGAGTTACTGTTGGTGTAACGCTATTTGAAGTAGTAATACTAGGTGTAATACTCGGAGTTACTGTCGGTGTAACGCTATTTGAAGTTGTTATACTAGGTGTAACTGTTGGTGTAACAGTTGGTGTTACACTATTTGAAGTTGTTATACTAGGTGTAGTTGTTGGAGTAACTGTCGGTGTTACACTATTCGAAGTTGTTATACTAGGTGTAGTACTTACAGTAGCTGTTGGTGTTACACTATTCGAAGTTGTTATACTAGGTGTAGTACTTACAGTAGCTGTTGGTGTTACACTATTTGAAGTTGTAGCACTTGGAGTTACTGACGATGCTATAGCAGGTGATGTACTAGTAGAGGTAGTAATGCTTGGTGTAATACTAGGTGAAATACTTGGCGAAATACTTGGTGTAGTGGTTGGAGAAATACTCGGTGTAGTAGTTGGAGTTATACTAGGAGTTGCACTATTCGAAACTGTTATACTTGGTGTAATAGTAGGCGTTATAGAAGGTGTAATGCTTGGAGTTGTACTAGTAGAAGTTGTTATACTAGGGGTAGTAGTTGGTGTAGCTGTTATAGTAATGGTAGGTGTAACAGTTGGTGTTATACTAGGTGTAGTAGTGGCAGTAGGCGTTACAGAAGGTGACGTTCCGGGAGTATATACTGTATAGCAGCGACCATCTCCTGGACCGCCGTAATTACAAGCTACTATAGTATCTGCGTTGTCGGGAGTTAGTACGTAAAATCCAGTTAGAAGCATACCAACACCTATTGGATTAATATTTCCGTTATTTGAATTATTAATATCCGAACCCGTTACAGGATACAGGGTTACATCACTCGGAAGAGTAAAGTAGATGTTGAAGAGATTGCAT